TTCAACCACAGCGACGGCTATTTAGAGTTATTAGATTTTGACCCAGAACAATTCCGCAAGAAATTGGTGTCGGTAATGTATACGAAAAACCTGAACCCGCCTTACAGCCTTTCACAAGAGGATTGCAGGAACCTGCGAATCAATTACCAGATGTGGTGCAATGACCAAAGATGAAATGTTATTGACATATAACATACAATCTTGTATGTTGTTGGTATGAAACCATATGATTTGCTAAATCAACGATTTGGGCGCTTATTTGTTACAGAAAAAGTTGGCCTTGATAAGCGAAGTTACGTTCTTTGGAAATGCCAATGTGATTGCGGAAAAATTACTGTTACAACATCCCCAAATCTTGTTTCTGGTAAATCAAAATCTTGCGGTTGTTTGGGTGCAGAAAATAGATTAAAAGCAGTTACAAAACATGGGGCAACAAAAAATAACCATAGAACTCCTGAATACAGCACATGGAATGGCATAAAAACTAGGTGTCTTAGCAAAACACACAAAAGTTATAAAGAGTACGGAGCAAGAGGAATTACGCTTTGTAAAAGATGGGAAAAATTTGAGAATTTTTTGGCTGACGTTGGAAAAAAACCATCTCCAAATCACTCGTTAGATCGAATTAATGTAAATGGGAATTATGAGCCAGAAAATTGTAGATGGGCAACAAAAAAAGAACAGGCAGCAAACAAAAGATTAAAAGTTTTTGCCAGCCCAGTTTGTTGTCCAAATTGTAAAACTATATTTAACCCGTATGAAAAAAAATGAAAAAGCGTGGCTTAATAAAGTTTCCGAACTCGGCTGTATGGTGTGTCGAAGGATGGGCTACGAAGGAACCCCATGCGAAATCCACCATATTCGTGCCGGTCAGGGATGGGGCAGAAGCTCTCACTTTCAAACAATCGGGCTATGTCCTGAACACCATCGCGGAAAAACTGGCGTCCACGGCCTTGGGACAAAGGGATTTGTTCGACACTACGGGTTTACCGAACAAGAGCTTTTAGAGGAGGTTTTAGAACTGTGCAAGCCATCGTAATCGCCACCGTCAGCGGGAAGTGTCTCGTTACCCTAGCGGCCTCTGTGACCGCTTATGTGCCCCAGGATGTAACTGTATTCCTGTCGGGCTCCAAGATGATCTTTCCTCGCCACCGTACTATCACTTCTGATAATACTTCTACAAACTTTGGGGATGCCTACAATGCTGTAGTGCAACAAGCATTTCAGGAGTTTGACGAGGTGGTGGTCTGTAACGACGATATTGTCTTTACCCCGACGACTTGGCAGACGCTATCCGAGGACGTTTCCAGACTCAAAAGTGAAAATATCCCCCTCGGTTGGGTCGCCTCCCGATCAGATTATGCCCGTGGCTTGCAGAATATCAGAATTGGCAAGGGGCCGATGAGTTGGTTTTGCTACGAGACCGAGAACTCCATTATTGAGACCGATGTCATTGCCCCGATATGTGCCTACATTCAGAAAAGCGACTGGATCGACTTCCCGCCCCTGAACTGGTATTCGGACGATGTGAACTGTTTGGACCTCCAGAAAGCCGGCAAACGGCACTTTATCTCCCGCGCCTATGTTCACCATGTGGGCAGCCAAACCTGTGGCTTTGACGCCAAGAATCTTATAGAATCCGCGAAACATTGGATTCGGGAGAATCGGCCAGAGCTGTACGACTTATGGTTTCGGAAGAAAGACTAAAAAATTGGGCTTTTTACTGCGCCTGGGGGCATCTTGGCCCGGAGGTGCGTACCCGCGCCGCCTCTGCCGAGGGTAACTACGAATCCGAGGATGTCTTTGAAGGCGAGGAACCCCGACTTGAACCAGACATGATTGACGGGGAAATAATTGAACGGGCGGTCAGAAAACTTCCAGAAAAATACCGCAAAATCCTAAAAGCACGTTTTATAATGTATCCGTACCACCTACAACATACCGTGGCGCAAAGACTGCGGATGTCGGTGGACAGGCTCGAAAGTGAACTTATAAACGCGAAGAGGAGATTGACCAATGAACTCGAAAGAGATCGTCCAAGGCACACCCGAATGGCTGAAAGCCAGGTTGGGATGTGTAACCGGATCACGAGCGAATGACATTTGCGCCGCTGAAACAACGGCGGCTTATCAAAACTATCTGTGGCAACTCGTAGCAGAACGAGAAACGCAGACCGTTGAAGAAACCTACGTCAATGCCGATATGCAGCGGGGAACCGAAATGGAACCCATCGCCCGCGCCGCATACGAAGCCCACACCGGGACTTTTGTCACCCAAACAGGCTTCTGGCTCCACCCCGAAATCCCGTACTTTGGCAGTTCTCCTGACGGACTGGTCGAAAATGACGGGCTTATCGAAATCAAGTGCCCAAGAACCTCTACCCACCTGCGCTACAGAAGTGATAACAAAGTTCCCACGCAATACAAGCGACAGATGATGTGCCAACTGCTCTGTACGGGCAGGAAATGGGTGGACTTTGTAAGTTTTGACAACAGGGTTCGGGACTCCAAACAACTCTTTATCGTGCGGTTTGAACCCAAGCAATCAGACCTAGACGAAATGCTAGAGAAGGTTCAGGCGTTCTTGGCTAACGTAGAAAAGGAGATGCAATGAACTGGACTGTATTTGTGGTGGATTGGGAATCTCTGGGGCCGTTAAAGTTTTGGCTGTTTATCATGGCCGTAATGCTTTTATCGGGGTGGCTTGAATGGCGTCGTGGCTAATAGCGGGGATCGGAATTGTTTATCTTATTGTCGCGGTGGATTTGTTTAGGGTTCACAATTGGGGCTTGGGCATTGCTTTTTTGGGTTATAGCCTAGGCAACGTGGGTCTTTATATGGCGGCCAAACAATGAACAATATCAAGCAAACGGTAGCAAAAATTGTCCCGCTTTATAGAGCCTGGGCAAACCTATCTCAGGAAGAGTTTGCTAAAAAATGTGGCATACATCGGGCAACAATAGTGCAACTTGAGTCGAACCCAATAAAGACACGATATTCAACGATTGCGTCGATTGCACATTGTTTGCAAAACGAGCAAATATATTTTAATGAAACCGATAATGTATTCACAATCAGTTTTACAAAAAAGGAGGGCAACAATGACGCAGACGGAATGGGTGCTAAAGGAGGGTAAGCGAAAGTGGATTACACCGCTGGATGCTTATTTGGGGTGTAAATGCTTGCGGCTGGCCGCGAGGATCAAGGACTTAAAGAATATGGGCTACATTGTAGCTACAAAAACGGTCCACAAGGACGGGAAACATTTTGCGGCTTATCGCGTGAAAGAGAAGAAACATGGCTGATTACACAAACTCAGGCGTTTTATTTAAGAACGAATCGCCCAACGAAAAGGCTCCGGCTTACAAGGGCAAGATCAACGTAAATGGGAAGGAATTTGAACTTGCTGCCTGGGTACGGGAGGGCAAAAGCGGTAAGTTTCTAAGCCTGAAGGTGCAGGAGCCGAGGGAGAAAAAACCCAAGCCCGAGCCAACATTTGATGATGTCCCAGACGATCTACCCTTCTGAGGTGAGCCATGAGCATTTTCTACGACGTAGACGCCTTTATGAAGGCGGCGGGACACGGGCCTGATCCCAAGAAGGTTTCGCTTTACCTGGACTTGGTGCGGGAAGAGACCGGGGAGTTGGAGCAGGCGATGTCGGACTACCACGCCGCTGAGAATTTGCAAGACGAGCAGCTTGCCAAAGCGGATGCCCTTGATGCCATCTGTGACACCATTTGGGTACTGATAGGTTTAGCAAGAGTAATGGATTTGCCCGTCGATCAGGGGTGGGATGCGGTCACCATCACAAACTTAAGAAAAGTCGATCCCGAGCTGGGGACTGTGTTGCGGGACGACCACGGAAAAATTAAGAAGCCTCCGGGATGGCGTCCACCGGATATGTTGAGGATCATCCAGAACTACGATAAGCGTGGATAAGGACTTTGTAAGACGGCTGTTTATTTACAAGCGGGGAGTGTTGTTTTGGCGCAACAGACCCCCCGAGGACTTTAAGCGGGTCAATGCTTATAAGATGTGGAATAAGCGGTACGCAGGCAAGCCAGCCGGGTCTATAGGGGGAAAGGGATACATCCGCATAGCGATTTATAAAAAGTATTATATGGCCCACCGACTTGTATGGCTCTACCATCATGGGGTTTTCCCTGAGATGATTGACCACAAGAACGGCAAGAAGACCGATAATCGCATTTCCAATCTAAGGGCCGTAATTTGCTCTCAGAACCTTTGGAACGCAAAAAGGTATCAGAG